GTGATGAAAATCATATCCTGCAATGTGATTCCTGTGGCTACACTGCCTGCAATGATGCTTTTGGATTACATAAAATGAATATAGATACGGAAGGCGAAGATTGGGACGTATGGTGTCCAAAATGCGAAGGGCGGGAACAAACCTTAATCATTGACCAATTGCCTTAGTAGCAACTTGCCCACAAGTCCAAAAAATCCGCATACGAATGAGGAAACACCCGGATAGAACCGTTTCTTAGCCTTAACAAAATCAATAAATCATGCCGGGCAATACAAGCCTTCCAGATGCTTTAAATCCACAGTTTCTATTCCAAATGACAGCCACGCAACTACTTAGTCAAATAGTTTCAGGGGAAATAGACCCTAAAGAACTGGCATGGCAAGAGCTGAGGAACAGGGGGCTGGATGCTTCAGGTAAATGGGTAGGTTTTGGTGAGGGTAAGTGTGAAAAAATATTCTAAAAAACTTGTCAGAAAATTTGGAAATGGTAGAAATATTACTACCTTTACTAAGTCAATCAAAAACAAGTTCTTTATGAAGTCAAGCGAATTACACAGGTTAATCCTGCGAAATGGGTGGAAGCACATCAGAACAAGCGGCAGCCACTACATTTACGAAAAGGATGGCCGGACTTACCCGGTTCCTTATCACGGAACGAAAGAAGTCGGCAAAGGAATTGAAATGAAAATCAAAAAAGAGATGGGGTTGAAATAAACCCCATCTTTAAAACTAAAGAAAATGAAACAGGTAAAAATTATAATCGAAAGAAGTAAAGATGCTTTTTGGGCATACGCTGAAAAACTTGAAGGAGTTAGTGGCGTTGGTAATACAGTGCAGGAAGCTAAACAATCAGCTTTACAAGGCATAGAGATTCAAAAGGAATTGGGTAATATTCCTGACAAAGATTATCATGTAGTATTTAAGTTTGATACGCAAAGCCTGCTGAATTACTACAACAAGATATTTACCAATGCAGCTTTGGAAAGAATGACCGGTATAAACCAGAAGCAGATACAACACTATGCCACTGGCTTAAAAAAGCCACGGCCAACACAAACAAAAAAAATTGAAACTGCCTTACATAGATTGGGTAGTGAACTTATGGCTGTAGAACTATAGTTTTTGATTGACGTTAAAAACTTTCTATGCCAGACCCACCTGAAAGGGTGGGTTTTTAAATATCTTCAATTCATGGTAAAACAATTTTTCAGAGACCTTGTAAAGCTCATCATAATCTGGATAGTTCTGGGAGTTGGTACTGGACTGATTGGTGTACTGCTGATGCTAATCAGCAACATCTAAAATAACTAAATATCAGTTAAATACGCTAATTTTGAGATGTCATAACAAGACACTCAATTTTATGCAGGTATCCGAATCTCAACAACTTACCTCCCGGATAATTAAGACCGAACCTATTAACTGGAAAGAGCTTCACTTTATCCAACAGGACACATTCAAAGAATGGGTTGAAAGTGGAGATGAGAAGCTCTTTCGTTCCCTGCTCAAATACCAATTCATTGACCCCTTCAAAGTTTGGGAGAAAGACGGAAAGCTGTTTTGCCTGGACGGGAAACACAGATGGAAAGACTTACATAAGGCCATTGAATTGGGTATTGATATTCCTGAATTACTCCCAGCTACTTTTATTGATTGCAGGGATGAAAAGGAAGCAGCCGAACTGGTCCTTATCTACTCATCCAGATATGCCCAAATCACACAACAGGGACTGTTTGACTTCATTCAACAGTATGAACTGGATTACGGCGACATAAAGCAGCAGGTGGATATTCCAGATTTTTCAACAGACCGGTTTGAGCAGAAATTTGATTTGTTCCAGGTTTGTGAAGCGGAAGAGCCAGAGTTTGATGCCGGTGGCGATTTGCTGGTAATGGTTGGAGATATATTTGAGATAAACGGGCATAGAATTATTTGCGGTTCATTCCTTGAACCATCAGTCCAGTCCTCCCTTATGGATGGCCGTAAGGCAAGAATCCTAATCTGTGATCCACCGTACAACTTACCCGCCAATTTCTTTACAAATAAGGATGAAAAACGGCACAAGAACTTTGCAATGGGTGCCGGGGAAATGACAGATGAGGAGTTTGTACTATTCCTTGAATCAATAATGAGGGCAGGATTACTACACACCGTTCAGGGGGCTATTCATTATATCTTCATGGATTGGCGGCACGTTTGGCACATGACAGAGGCCGGCCGCCGGGTATACGGTTCAGTTGTGCCAAAGCAGCTTTGTGTCTGGAATAAGGATATGATGGCTAATGGTTCATTCTATCGGGCAAAGCATGAGCTTTGTTTTGCGTTCAGCACACCGCAATCTAAGGCACTTTGGAACAAAGACCTGTTAGATCATGGTGGGTTCTACAAAGACGAAAACGAGCTGGTATTCATCTTTAAGGCCGGAGATGACGATGTTAAACACCTATCCCACCTTGACCTTGCAGACAGGATTCGTACAAATGTTTGGGACTACCCTTCCGCTACCAGCATTGCAAATCCTGACAGGTACGAACTCAAAAACCATCCTACCCCTAAACCGGTACGGATGATAGCTGATGCTATTCTTGACACCACTAACGAAAAAGATATTGTGATTGACTGGTTTCTTGGTTCAGGCACCTGCCTGATTGCCTGTGAGCAAACCGGCAGGTATTGTTACGGCAGCGATATTGAGCCACAGTATATCCAGTCAATCATTAAGCGATACCTGTCCTTTTGTGAAAAGAAAGGCATTGAGGTTAATTTTGCACATTTAAACGGCAACTTAACCATCAATCAATTCACAAATGAGCAATCAATTACCAACTAACGAAAAACTGAAGATTATGGCAGACACTGCAAAACACTTAAACGACATGATTCAGAAAAGGTTAAATAACAGGGTTGAAGCCCTCAACACCCTTGAATCATCCCCGATGGATAACCTGCCGGATGAGGTAAAGAAGATGAGGGAGATTGAAGCAGGCAAGATAAGGGCTGTTATGCAGGAACAAAAAGACCTGATTGAGATTGTAAAAATACTTTTCCCGGATGCCTAACATTGATAACATAGAGTGGGATAAGCGAATTCGTATCGTTCAGGAGTGGCTAATTGATGATTGGTCATCTGCTGACATCATTGCCCAAATAAATAACAAATGGGGTATTGAGGAACGTCAGGCAAAGCGTTACATCGCTGAAGCAAGAAGCAGATGGAATGAAGATGAGGATGAGTTGGTCAAACAAAAAAGGAAACGCAAGATTGCAAAGCTGCAAAAACTTGCCAGGTCGCTGGATAAAAAGTTCATTGGCACTCCTGCAGGTATTCGTTCAGTATTGTCGGTAGAAAAGGAGTTGATAAACCTTGAAGGACTACGGCCAGCGACTAAAGTGGAATTGACCGGCAAAGATGGCAGACCAATTCAGACAGAGAACTCTTCCGTCCTTCTTGTCTTACCAACTAACGGAAGGGAATTGAATCATGGAGAATCAAAAAGTAATTAAGCCGCAAGATGGGTTTCAGGTCCAGTTCCTGTCATCCAAAGCCGATATCGTTATCGGTGGTGGTGCAGCGGGTGCAGGTAAAACCTTTGCCGAGTTATTAGAGCCACTCAGACACAAAGATGTTTCCGGATTCAATGCAATATTCTTTCGCCGTACGACTGTGCAGATTCGTAATCCTGGCGGCTTGTGGGATGAATCATCAGAGCTTTACCCGCATTTTCAGGCATCATCAAACTCACAACATCTGGAGTGGAGCTTTCCATCAGGTGCCAGTGTAAAGTTTGCCCATCTGGAGCATGAAAAAAACATCTACGACCATCAGGGAGCGCAGTATTGCCTTATCATATTTGATGAGTTAACCCATTTCACTAAGAAACAATTCTTTTACCTACTTTCCCGTAATCGATCTACTTGCGGTGTGAAGCCGTATATCCGGGCAACCTGTAATCCGGATCCTGACAGCTTTGTAGCCGACATGATTGAGTGGTGGATTGATAACAATCCGAAATTACCGAATGGTGAACCTAACCCACAATACGGCTATCCAATACCTGAAAGGGCCGGTGTGTTACGGTACTTCGTAATTGATAAGGATAACTTTATTTGGGGCGATACCAAACAGGAAGTTATTGACAAAGCCCCTCACATATTCAGTAACCCGGCATTTGTAAACATTGATCATAATGACCTTATAAAATCAATAACCTTCATTCCGGGTAGTATTTATGGCAATAAAGAATTGATGTCAAAGAATCCTGAGTACCTGGCCAACCTGATGTCACAGGATGAAGATGAGAAATCAAGACTATTGGATGGTAACTGGAAGATGAGAATTGATGAACTGTGTATTTTTCAATATGCCAGCATAGAAGGTTTGTTTAGCAACTTATACCCTTCTAATACTGCCAACAGATATATTACTTGCGATGCCGCCAGATTCGGTAATGACCTGACAACAATATTTGTCTGGTATGGATGGAAGGTTGTAAAGCTGGTAGTGATTAGTAAGTCCGATGCACAAGAGATTGTGAATGCCATTGAAAAAGAACGGGAACGACATTCAATCATTAAGGGGAAGGTATTGGTTGATCAGGATGGAGTGGGCGGTGGTGTGGTAAGGCTGGGAAATTATGTTGGATTTTCCGGCGGCAACACTCCAATGGTTGACCCGTCCATCAAACAGAAGGAGAATTATAAGAATCTTAAAACGCAATGCTATTACCGATTTGCAGAAAGGGTTAACAATGACGAAGTAAGTCTGCCATTGTCAAATGACAATGTAGTGGTTGATGGTGTTTATTCCGTCAAGATGAAACTCAATGATAAAGTAGTTGATGTGAGGGACCTGATTAAACAGGACTTACGGGCGATAAAGAAAAAGGAGAAGGATGATGAAGGTAAGAGGCAGATCAACAGTAAAGACGAACAAAAAGCCATCCTCAAAGGCCGTTCGCCCGACTTCGGTGATGGCATGATGATGAGGGAATACTTTGAGTTCAGGTCTGGCAACCTGGTTAAAGGAAAGCCGACCAGTTCCATTTTGGATTCCATTTAACCATAAATTAGCGATAATAAATAAAATTCAATTAAAAAAACTATTTTTGATACTGCAATTATTCACCTAAAACTCTAAACTATGTCACAAGATAAGTTCACATCTGAAGTAGCTGTTACTGTTGAATTGCTTACTTCCACTAAGGAAGCGGTGGAGCAAACGCTAACCGACCCCCGTACAATTCAATTAAAAATCAGGGTTGTTGAAAACCTGAATCAGCAAATCAATTTCCTATCAACAAGAGCTGGCTTACCAGGTGTTCAGGA